TCGGGATCCCCGTCGGCTCGGCGAACGTGGCGGCGCAGGCCATCCCGGTGGCGAGCGTGGAGGCGGCGCCCAAGCTGGCGACGGTGACGAATGTCCCCTGAGGCGTGGTCGCAGGCGGTCGGCGAGATCGTGGAGTACGAGGTCGACCGCTTCGCCCGGCTCATTCCCCACGACGGGGGCAGCGTGGAACGGGGCGACCTGATCTCGGCGGGCTGGCTCGGCGCGCTCGAGAACCGCGCGGCGGCGGAGGAGGCGGACTCGAACCTCGCGTTCCTGCGCGTCCGGATCCGACGCTACGTGGCGGACGCCCTGCGGCGCGAGTGGCGCCAGCTCGGCCGCGTGCCGCGAACGGTCATGTGGCCCGTCTATTGGCCCCGTACGCCCGGCCGCGTGAAGGCCGACCGCTACAGCTACGAGCGCCGCCGCCGGCGCCGCTGCGTGGATTGCCCGGCCGAGGTCCCGAATCCGTGGTCCAAACGGTGCCCCGACTGCGCCAAACGGCGCCGACTCGCCAAGCAGCGGGGCTACAACATGGCCCGTTGGCGGCGGCTCCATTCGATCGAGGCGGTCGCATGAGGACAGCTCCGATGGTCGCGATCCTGCTGGCGGCGGCCTGCCACCGGCCAGCGCCGGTCCCCCCGGCCCGGCTCCCGCAGTCCTTCGGCTTCACGCTGCGCGGCCAGGTGTTGGCCCGTGATCGGTTCATGCCGGGCAATTTCCCGCGCGTGGTCGTCTCGCTCAGCCCGAAATGGACCGCCCGCGTCGTCGTCCGGCGATTGGAACGCGCTGGCGACGTATTGGAAGCCGGCGACAGCGTGTTCGCGTGGTGCCAGGTCGTCGGCCGCGACACCGTCGCCGACTCCGTCCGGGTGTTCTGGAAACCTGTCCGATGACCTACGATCGGGGCCAGCGGCACCGCGCCCGCTGGTGAACGTGGCTGCGACGGCCCAGGATGGGCCGCCACGAGGGAGGATAGCGTGAACGTGCTGGGATTCTTCCGCGCGCACTTGGGCCTTGAGCCGCTCGACGACGGCGGGTGGGCGTTTCATCCGCCGCTGTGGTTCGACCTGCTCGTGCTCGCGATCGGGTTTCTCCTCGGCATGGCGCTGATCCGGTGAGCCTGCGCTCGTTCCTGTGCAAGCTGCTCGGATGCCCGCAGGCGGTCCCGTTGCCGCCCGCGCCGCCGGTGACGGGCGGCCCGACCGTCGCGATCGTGAACCAAGCGAACGCCGCGCTCGGCCTGCCCGTGGGTAAGGACCTCACCGACCTACTGGCCGCGCTGCAGCACTACGTCGACACCATGTTCGCCCCCGCATGGGGCACGCCCTGCCAGCTCGTCGAGGCGGCGGAGATTCCGCCCGGGACGTGGGGGATCGTGCTCGTGGACGACGCGGACGTCGCCAACGCCCTCGGCTACCACGACGTGACGGCCGACGGGTTGCCGCTCGGGAAGGTGTTCGTCCGGACCACGCGCCAAGCGGGCGAGGAGGTCAGCGTCACGCTGGCCCACGAGCTCGTGGAGATGCTCGTCGATCCGAGCATCAACCTGCTTGCCACGGGCGTGGTGCGGATCGAGGACGCCTACGCCTACGAGACGGCCGACGCCGTCGAGGAGGCGCCGAACGTCGTGGTGGACGGCTTCGAGCTGTCCAACTTCGTGCTACCGGCCTACTTCGAGGATTTCCATCCGGCCGGGACGCGGTACGATTTCCTCGGCGTGCTCCGGGAGGCGTTCGGGATCGCCCCGGGCGGCTACATGGCGGTTCTCCAGGGCGGCCGCTGGACCCAGGTGTTCGGCAGCGCGGAAAAGGCCGAGCGGTTCGCGCGGGAGGATCGGCGGGACCATCGCACCGAGCTCCGGGCCCGGCGCTTCCGCGGCGAGCGGTTTCGCCGGTCCGGACGCCGCTAGCCCCGAGTGCCTTGCGCGCCGCGCCGTCGCTTCCTATACGTTCTCCGCGAACCCGTGGCCCTGACCTCGAGGTCCCCGTGCCCGAACCGAAGGTCGTAGCTCTCGCCGACTGGAAGGCGCTCGACGCCAAGGGAATGGCGCCCGACGGCATCGCGCTGCGGAAGGCATGGGCCTGCACCGAGGTGCTCAGCAAGGCGGAAGATCCCAAGCTCGGCGCGCGCGAGGTGCAGCTCATCATCTCGACGGCGAAGCCGGACCGCGACAACGACGTCATCAACGCGGACGGCTGGAAGCTGGCGAACTACAAGAAGAACCCGGTCGTGCTGTTCGCGCACGACTACCGCTCGCTGCCGATCGCGCGCGCGCGCAAGGTCGCCGCCGGCGACGGCGTGCTCAAGGCCGTCGACCATTTCGTCGAGCAGGAGGTCTACCCGCTCGCCGAGATCATCTTCCAGATGCTCAAGCGCGGGTACTTAAACGCCGCCTCCGTCGGTTTTCAGCCAATGAAGTGGCTGCGGAACGAGGAGCGCGGCGGCTACGACTTCGAGGAGCAGGAGCTCCTCGAGCACTCCATCGTGCCCGTGCCCGCGAACGCCGGTGCGCTCGTCGAACTCCGCCAGATCAAGGGGCTCGATCTCAAGCCCCTGTGCGAGTGGGCCGAGAAATTCCTCGACGAGGCGGGCGGGCCCGAGCACGATCTGCCGGTGGATCCGCGCCGCGTCGCCGAACTGCTCAAGCAGGCGAGCGGGCGCGTCGTGCTGGGATGGACGGCCGACGAGGACGCCGAGACGCCCGCGCTCGAGGGCTACACGTTCGTGGCGGTGAATCCGAAGGACGGCGGCGCGCCCCCGCTGCCCGCGTCGGCCCCTGCGCCGGGACGGGCGCTTCCGGCGTCGGCGCCGATGCCCAACGCCTCCGTGGGCGGCGCGCACGATCGGCTGGCGTGGATCGTGGAGGGGACGAGCGGCGGGCCCGGCGCGGCCTTCTTCAAGCAGGGCTTCGTCGTGCAGACGCTCCTCTTCCCGAAGGCGCACTGGAACTCGGCCGAGGAGTGCAAGAAGTGGGCGCGCGATCACGACTTCCGCGCGGACAAGGTGGACGAGACGGACCAGTCGTGGCGGCTGCGGCAGCGGGATCCCGAGGACTTCAAGCGTCTCCGGACGATCTGCGTGTCTCCGAACGATGCGGGGCCGGGCGACGAGCGCTGCAAGGTCAAGGCGGTCGGCGGGCCGCTCAAGGCGTCGGAGCAGCCGCGGCTCGATCTTCCCACGACGGACCATGCCGACGTGGACGCGGGCCTCGTGGTTACCGAGTGGCTCGAGACGATCGAGAAGGGCGTGATCCCCTACCGGCGCACGCCGCTCGCCCCCGAGGGCGAGGGGTGGGACGGGCCGGCCGAGGTCGGGAAGGCGGACGTGCCCGCGCTCAAGGCGATGGCCACCTGGTTCGCCGGGAGCGGCGAGGCCAAGGGCGACTACAAGCTCCCGCACCACAAGGCCGAGGGCGAGCACGCGTGCGTCTGGCGGGGCGTGGCGAACGCCGCCGCCCGGATGCCCCAGACGGGCCTGCCCGCCGCCGACATGGCGGGGGTGCGGCGCCATCTGGGCAAGCACTACGAGGACTTCGGCAAGGAGCCCCCGTGGAAGGCCGCGCCGGCGGCGTGGGAGAAGTACGAGACGATGTGCCGCGCGTGGAAGCGCGAGCTGGGCACGGCCGACATGGCCGGGCTGCTCCGCGAGCTCCGCTTCGAGGCGGAGGCCGCCGCCGTCGAGGCGGTCGAAGAGGCGGAGGCGGTGGGCCGTCTCTTTAGCGACATGGGGATGGCGACGACGGATCCGGACCAGGAGTTGGTGGACGACGCCACGTTGCGCGAAATGCACCGCGAGCTGCTGGTGCCCGCGATCGACGCGCAGATCCGCAAGCGGCTTGGACGGCTGGACTAACCCGACAAGGAGCGAGGACCATGTCCGCGACGGTCTCGAAGGAACAGGCCGAGTTCTACGTGAAGATGTTCAAGGAGCACGGGCTGCCGCTCGTGGGCGAGATCGTCGACGAACGGATGGCCCGGATCCGCGAGGCCGCCAAGAAGGGCAGCGGCGCGATCGCGGAGCTGTTCGGCGACGCCGGCAAGCCGGAGCCCCCGCGCAAGGATTCGGCGAAGGGCTTCGCGGTCGCGCGGATGCTCATCGCCTACGCCGCCGCGGTCGGCCAGAAGCGCGGCCTCGACTACGCGACCGAGCTCGCGAAGAAGCAATACGGCCCCGACTCCGTCGAGGCCAAGGCCCTCGCCGCCCAGGACGCGGCCGGCGGCGGCTTCCTGATCCGCGACGAGATGGCGGCGGAGATCATCGAGTTCCTGCGGCCCGCCTCGGCGGTCCGCCAGCTCAACCCCGTCATCAACCCGATGGACGCGGGCACGGCCCGCCTGCCGAAGATCACGGCCGGCTCGGCGGCCTCCTACATCGGCGAGAACCAGAACCTCGTGGCGACGCAGCCTACGTTCGGCGTCGTGCAGCCGATCGCCAAGAAGCTCGGGGCGCTGGTGCCGATCTCGAACGACCTGATCCGCCGGGTCTCGCCGACCACGCAGGGCACGGTGCGCGACGACCTGGTCGCCGGCATCGCCCAGAAGTCGGACGCGGCGTTCATCCGGTCCGTCGGCGCCGCCGGCGAGCCGAAGGGGCTCCGCTTCTGGCCGGTCTCCGCGAACATCATCGCGGCCAACGGCACGGTGAACACGGCGAACACGATCAAGGACCTGAGCAAGCTGATCGTGGCGCTCGCGAACGCCAACGTCCGCTTCGTGCGGCCCGGCTGGATCATGGCGCCGCGCACGTGGATGTACCTGTTCGCGCTGCTCGACGCGAACTCGAACTTCGTGTTCCGCGATGAGATGAAGGGCGGGACGCTGTTCGGGTATCCGTTCGCCCGCACCTCGCAGATCCCCGTCAACTTGGGCGGCGGCTCGAACGAGTCCGAGCTGTACCTGGCGGATTTCGCCGACGTGGTGATCTCGGAGGCCACGGACATCCTCGTGGACGTGAGCACGGAGGCGGCGTATTTCGACGGGACGGCGACGGCGTCGGCGTTCTCGCTCGACCAGACGGTGATCCGGGCAATCGTGGAGCACGATCTCGTCATGCGGCACGACGAGAGCGTGGCGGTGCTCACCACGCTGCTCTGGAGCTAAGGCGGCTTAGCGGCTTCAATTCGCGAGGGCGACGGGGAACGCGGTAGTCCGGATCGGCCGGGCGTTCCCCGACCCCCGCGCAACTTGCGGAGGAGACGATGGCTCAGGTCCCGACCGACATTGGGGGGCAACTCACCGCGAAGGTGGGGAACGTGCCCGCGCTGGCCTCGGCCGGCACGCGGAACGGCGCCGCGATCGACCGGCAGAGCTTCCATAGCGGGCTGCTGGTGGCGAAGAGCGGCGCCATCGCCGGCGCGCCGACCGCCCAGACGCTCGACGCCAAGATCCAAGATTCGGACGACGGCTCGACGAACTGGAACGACTACAAGCCCGACGGCACGAACGTCGCGGCCATCACGCAGATCACGGCGGCGAACACGATCGCCCGCAAGGCGTTCAACCTCATGCGGGCGAAGCGCTTCATCCGCGTGGTCGAGATCGTGGCGTTCACGGGCGGGACCACGCCGACGATCGGCGCCGAGGAGACGGTCGTGCTCGGCGGCGCGCACGAGCAACCCCCGGCCTAGTCCGCCGCTGGCGGCTGGGGCAGGAGGGGGTTACTCTCGGGGGACGCAGCGTGGCGCGTGCGCACGCGCGCTCGCCCGTCCCCCGTTTTTTCTCAGGAGGCATAATGCCAGAACGCGCGCCCGTATTGCGCAATGTCCCGATGCAGATGCTCAAGTCGCAGCCGGGATTCCCGAAGGGGTTCATCGTCTCGGTCGGCTCCGCGCTGTTCGATCCGGAGACCGGGACGCTCAAGGAGCTGCAGGGTCAGGCGGCCAAGTGGGACGCGCAGAAGATCGCCGCGCCCTTGGTGCTGCCCATGCCGACGGTCGAGGAGCGGCCGGTCGAGCTCCCGCGCGTCGTGCTCGTCGCGCAGAAGATCTTCACCTCGCCGGCCGTCTATCCGGGCGACGTGTTCGGGGTAGAGCCGGACGTGGCGGCCCGCTACATGAAGAACGGCGCGGCCCGCATCGCGACGCACGAGGACCTGCGGAAGTTCTACGATCCGAACCGGGGCCTCGCGCCGGAGAAGCAGGCCAAGGCGCCCGAGACGTCGCCCGAGATGCTGGCGGCGGCCGCGTCGGCCGGCGGCCGGAGCAAGCAGCCGGAGCCGATCGCGGAATGATCCGCAACCGCACGGGACGGCGGCGCCGGGGCCTCGACCAGCCGCCTGTCGACAAGATGCGCCGGGCGGAGGACGTCGAGCGCAAGGGTCCCATGCCCGAGGAGGAGGCGGACCTCGAGGACGGGCCGGCCGAGCTCGGCGGGATCGACCGCACGGTCCGTGATCGGGGCGCTTGGTTCCCCGGCGATTCGACTCTTTGACGGAGGCTGACATGCCCGAGACCAAGAAGGTGCGGTTCCTCAAGTCGCACGAGGGCTACAACGCGGGCGAGGTGGCCGGCTTCGATCCGGCGGCGGCCGAGCGGCTGATCGCGGCCGGCACGGCCGAGGCGACCGAGCTCGAGGCGACGCCCGAGCCCACGACGGAGGCCGAAGTCCTGCCCGAAGGCGGCGG